CTCTTTTCCATACCAGAAGTACTCTCGAGTTGCCGTTTCTAATACAGCCAAAGCTTGTAATTCTTTACAAATAGTCCTAGATTCAACACACATTGTTAACATTTTATCAATAGATGCATGCTCTATGGGGCAAACGCGTACATTCAATTCAGGTTCGAATCTCCAACTTCTGCGTAAGAAGGTAGCTTGAGAAATATTGATGAAAGGTACACTTGCTGCAGTTTTCTCAGCCATGGTAAATTCAATATCAATATCAGCAAGAACTTGTTGCATCTTAGTATGATCTAACCATGTGCAAGCTTTGTTTACACCCATAATCATATCATCTCCATAAGTCATCAAAGCAATATGACGCTTAAAGTCATCGCAAGACCTTTGGGGATGAAGAGTTGTGTAACAATACCGAACATACAAACTATTTGCAAGTCCATTTATGATGACAGTCAATGGGTGACCTGAAGGATTTGTCCCATAACACCTTATTAAATCACCATTAAAGTCAATTGTGGGGTAAGCTGTATCTTCAGCTATTCCTTGAATAACTTTAAGATCACGCTCAGACCAACCTGCGGCCACTAGCATTGATTTGATAATATCAAAAGCCGCTAAAATTACGCTAGCAGGCATACGTTTATCGAATTTACCATAGTCTCCAGCTACTATACGATCTTCTCCAAATTGGGTAACATATTTATAAATATCATCCCATTCTGTGGATTGCGCTATAGTGCCAGGACCAGCTTCAAATAAGAATCTATTTTTCTGAATAATGCGAATCGTAGAGAGCAAATATTTCCGCACCACTAAACTCCACGGCATAGGAGCTCCACAAAATACACGTGTTTTTCCTTCCAATATTTTTGAAAACTTCGTGGGTTCATCTTTGAGAGATGCTGTGAAGACGGGACAGTACACTTTTCCAGATTCATAACAATCAATAATTTTATCCATTTCGCATTCTATTCCCTCAGATACCTTCACAGGGTGCTGTAAATCACCTACAGCATCAATGGATTCTAAGAAATACTTCTTTGATTTACGAAAAGGAAACCCAGCGCTGGTATCACGTGGCATCTTATCTACGTAAGCCAAACCAGGTTTACCATTAACTGCAGTTAGTGTATCATACACCACGAGCTCTTTCAAATCACTTTCTGTTAATTTGGAAAGGATGTCGTGAGCGAAACTTTGTGTACAATGTTTCAACAGAGTTAAATCTATATGAGTCACAGGACGAGACATATCAATCATTGCTCTCCTCCAAGGAATATAACTATTCATTAGTGGAGCTCCAGTTTCTTTAATGTACCCGTTAGATACGGCGAGATCACTCATTAAAGTTTCTGTAACGCGCGATTTAAGCGCGCCTCGAAATCCTGCTAATGATCCATACACCTCGACAGTACCATTTTCAATATACCTTACTGTAGATTTGGGATGCAAATTCACGAGTTCCTGCTTGTACGCTCCAACTTGCAGAGTAGGAGAATTGTTAGACATAATAACAAAATGTTGCTTATCCAAAAATTCTTTGGTTATCTGTAGAGAAAATGCTTCACCTGGCCTACCTCCAAGGACATGGAAACCTAAAATTATAGGTCCCATAGCTGATTTAATTATTAAAGTTGATCCACAATCACCCATCTTGGTAACATCAGGCACAACACCCTTCCATACATTACAATCAATGTACGCATCTTTATTTGTATCAGCAAATTGAAAATTTTCTATTAACTGAGTATTCTTGAAAGGTACTGTAGTTACTTGACCATCTTGTGCTCGAGAAACATATTGCCCATCAAAACGACCTTTAAAAGATTCCTTGGCAAACAAATCTCTAATATCTTTCTTAGGAGGAATAGCTGGAAGATTTACGAAAATCACATCCTTATGGGGGTATCTCAAGCACTGATCTGGGGTAACTAAAGTTGTTATATTTGTCGTAATCCCATCTTTTCTATTTTGATTTACAATTTCTAATTCAAAGGATTCGAAAGGTAAACAATGATTGTTGAACATATATACGTGTCCACCAATACATATACCCTTTCCAAATTTCTCTTTAATGGTATCTTCTGTTCTTCCTCGTGCGATATAATACACGCAATTACGTTGGATATGTTTCACCATATCATCCAAAGACCATTTATTCATCGATAATGTAGACGGGGTAACATCGAATGGAGTGCATTCAAATGTATCCTTATACCACACATTTTCGTGCTTATCCCCTTTTGATTGGGGAGAAACACCTCGATCCGCGGAAGATCCTTGAAAATTCGTACAGGATTTGCACTCGACTTTCTGTTTACATTTATCGCAACCACCACACAAGAAATCATGTTCTTTTTGATTTGTATTAGCTGCAAAATTTAGCAAATAGCGACTTGTCTTGAGTAATGTTACAGCAGCAGCTATGGCAGCACAGAATACAACAACTTTAGGTTTACGAATAAATCTATATGCTTTGTACCCCAACAACCAAAAGCAAATATGACGCATTTCTGGAATATGCATCAACTTTGCAGCGATAAAGAAAAAGTACCACCTTCCATAAAGGAAATAGACTACGGGTTTACCAAACCAAAATCTATCCATAAACCATAAAATAAAATAGTACCACATAACTATGAGTCTATTCACCCATGACATGGTAGATATGTTCTCTAAAATCTTCTTAATAGTAAATTCCCTTCCTACATCATCTGGTTCATTGTCCAGATTATCCCGCATTCTCTGATACACTCTCTCCATCCAAGGAGTAGTAGGGATGAAGTGATCAACATGAATAATTTCCCCCGATTGTAATGTAATCATGATCTGATTACACACAGGATCTACGCATTTCTTTTTTGGTATTTCGTGTTTGCACAATTCTACTTGACGCATATCCTCATCGCATTTGAGAGCCTGAGATTGTATCATCTCCGCAGATTTAGCCACACCATTAAACCAATTTAAAAAAGAATATATGTCTTCAAAAATGTTCTCTGTAATCAATTCAGCTGTCTGGCCCATATGTAACACTGGACGGACTGATTTGTCGACAGGTACAACTCTTTTCACAGTTATTCTCCACAAATCTGGATACTCACCTGGTTCACTAATAGGAATCTTGCGTGGATCAATCATGGGTCCATTATCTCTTCTGTATTCTTTCTTCGGTTCTATAGAAATCACATACGGTAAACGACGCTGAACAGCCAAAGGACAAGCGAAATATGTTTCTGCATTTAAAGTTTCCGTGTTGGACGTGGCTATAACTAGACGAGCTTGAACTGGTGTTTTGCCTTTATCTGAAATATCAGCTTGAGTAGGTACATATGGTACATTATTCACCACTTGCAACATCTCTACAAGAGATGGATCACATCCTTGAGCTGAGTTGGGGTGTAAATATGCTATATCATCTAGTTGCAAGCACCATTGACTAGAGTTAAAATTAGTCCAATATTGATCAAAAGCATTACGAGTATACTTAAATTCATCACCTATAGGCAAATTGAACAATTTACCATAGTGATAAAATAGTAATTTTGTGAATTGACTTTTGGCAACACTAGATCCACCATGAACCAATACTGCAAAAGGAGCCTTACGTTCTTGCTGCGCTAATCTCTTGGTTTTGCAGTCCGCTCTAATATTTTCTAAATCAGACAACAACTTTCGTACAATCATGACACCAGCGTCTTTCTTTGGTAAAAATTTTACCATAGCATTACCTTTATCAATGCATTCATCTAAATCACTCAAAAACTCAAAGACTGTAAAACCATGAGGTTCAGGATTTGTGATAAATTTGCTCTTGATCCGTAAGTCCTCGCTTTTCTTGATCCAAGCATCATAAGAAGATTCATGGTGCAAAATCGGATCTAAAGTTCCCGTCACCATGCATTGATAACCAGTTTCGCTGAAAAAAACTATGGTATCCAAAACACAGTGGATAAAGTCGGGACCTAAATGATACTCATTCTTAAGTGCCTCTTGTTCAATTTTAGAAAATCGCTTTTTATCAAATTTCACACCCATCTTATCAAAAAGAGATGTTCCTATACAAAACATCAAAAATCTATACAATTTGGTGAATATTGGTAAGCGTTTAATACTTTCATAATTTCGCAAAGCATCCTTAAATTTACTGAATAAGGTTTCATCCGATCCATCTTGAAACGAAAACTCCATCAAATTGTTCCATTGTTCAAGTAGTAAAGAAGTAAGGGATTTATTAGACCTACACTGTGCAAATACAGCAATTGCTAAGATGTAATCTTCACGATCTTTGGCTTTCATTATTAACCTCATAAACGTAATTATATTTTCTGTAAGCTTAATAATATATTCTGCCTCTTCAGATAGAGACACAGGAGTTTGGATTTCTAAATCTTGAAGCTGATATTTCAAATCTTCAATTTGTTTCTGTTTTTCTAAATTTTCAAGGTACAATTCTAACCAGTACCATCCGGTAATTGGTTGATGAAATCCTTTTGTGCGACACAATTTACCAAAATCAGGCAAATCTTCAAATTCGCACAAAGGAGATTGTGATTCAAAATCACACTTTAAAACATCTTGTTCTAAGTTATGGATTTGTGACAACAATAGGTATTGTTGAGGGCCAGGATTGGGCTCAATTCCATAACGGGTCAAATCCTTCTTTCTGTTTTGCAAATTTGCGAAAAATAGTCGACGACTTGTATCAGGCTCGCACCCTGATGCGCAAATTTTGTTATTGCGAGTAAAAAAGCGTAAACCGGAGGTTCTATCCCGGCTACGAATAATACAATCACGTTTATCAATAGTTCGTACCTCAGTAAAATTCAATTTCTTCATAGTCTGTGGGGCCTCCACTTCGCTTTTAATCGTTGTTTCGTAAGTTGTGATCATTCTGTTTCTTAAATCTGATATTATTTCACCCGCAGTAGGTTAGCTCCAATATGCCACTGGAGCTTGCTCAGTCGATTTTCACGCCTGATCATAATAATAAGATAAAATAACTGGATATATCATACTGTTGCATACGGCAAACAGCACCACTTTACGTGGCTTCCACTTAAGGATTCACCTTGCTATTTTACAATACCATTATCTCATTACACACCAAAATTCCGCCCTACGGAACAAGAATATTGGTTGAGTTTATTCTTTTTATCCTCTTTATTTAAACACCTGGGTGCTGGTATACGAGACTCAAATATATATAAACGACACAACATTAAGTTTTACAGTAACTTAAGACTCAATTTTATAGATCTGTTTTATTCAGATAATCTATTTTCTTAATGGAGTAGATTGACTCCAACCATTCGCCTTCACATAGCATATGGTAAATTTTAATATTTATTCTGCAAAAATTCATCTTTAGAACGCATAAAATGCAGTGATAGCTATAATACAAAAGCTGCTACCTAGCTTTTTGACTATTGATTTGCTATAGGTGTTTTCTCACCAGTAGAAATAACTAACAATCTTTCAATAATAATAGGGTAATACGTAATACGTACACCTTGTTGAAAACAAGTCTAGCGACCCTTTATTACTATTTAGGATACGAACTAGCGG